TTATTTGAAATCTTGTATAGCTTCATCAAACTTCAAATGTTGTTTGTGTGTGATATGAAGATATATTTTTCTGGTAATATTTGAATCACCATGACCAACTCTGTCAGTAATTAAGCTTAATGGATATCCTTCTTCTGCAAGTTTAGAAACATGAGTGTGGCGAAAAATATGCGAAGTGATATGTTTTTTCCATTTTTCACTTGTAACAAATTTTCTTAAAAATCTACTTACAGTTAATATGCTTATCGGTCCATGACTATATTTATTGTGAAATAGGAAATCATTGGCACTTTGGTCTTTAGCAAGCTTTCGATAAATTGAAACTGCTTCTTTAGGTAGGACAATTGTACGATGACTAGCTACGGTTTTAGTAAATTCTTGTCTTTCATTTCTATGACCATCTGTATTGATTAAAGTTCCTGAAATAGTAACGTACCACATGTGTGTTTCTGGATCCTGAAAAATATTTTTTACTAGCAATGCGCACCCTTCACCTACACGCATTCCTGTTAAGTAAAGCATTTTAAATAAATCGTAAAGATCAGTTCTATTTTTCTTCAAGCAATAATCAAAAACTTCTTTCAGTTCTTTATCAGTTAGATACCAGTTTTCAATTCGTTCTTGTTTTTTAGCACGATCATTTTTAAAGTTAATTTTAACTTTAAGAGCCGGATTTTCTTTTGCGTAACCAAATTGTATTGCAAAATCAAATAACTTTAAAAATATCACATGATAATGGTGTGCTGATACATTTGATAGTTTATTTTTATAAAGGATATCATTTATATACGCATTAAGCTCAGTAGTGGTAATAGAGGTAACTGATCTATCTTTAAATTGCTTAGATAGTTTATTAAGATAAGCGAAATAGGTATCTAAAGTTTTAGGAGCTAATCCTTGCTGGTCTAAGTTATCCTTGAGTTTATCTATTAATTTATCCATTGTAATTTGCTTAACGGATCGAATACTTAGCCTTTCTTTGATAGCATTTTTAACCTTAATTTCGGCTAAATTTCGGGCGTGTGCAGTGTTTTTAGTAATTGTGGTAGAACTCTTATGCACGCCAATAAAAGAGGGATCGGTATACCTAATTGAATATTTAAACTTACCATTTTTTAAAGGCTCCACTTGAGGAGTATAATATTTGACCATTTGATTTTTACCTCGATTTTGCTAAAATAGGGTAGACGAAAGGCGTTGAGTTACCAGCTCAACCTTTCCTCTAGCATATATATGTTAATTTTTAAGCATTGGTCAGAGTGATGACCGACCCGTGAAGTGTTACCAGCGCCTTGCGGGTCTTTTTTTGCATCTAATTTAATCATCGTCACCGTCTGAATCATCATTTGATGGTTTAGTAATAGTTTGTGTGCCGATTGTTTTAATAGTTAACGGCTTACCATATGAATCCATAGAATCACTATCGTAAGGCCGAAGTAGATACGTATCTACATTTTTATCGCCATCATCTTTGTCTAATTGAAAAGACATCGCAAATGGAACCGTTTGACCCGGATCGACTTTATTTAATTTTGCGTTAATCTTATCTTTCCAGGGAGTTAAATCTTCTTCAAATTGAGAACGTTCACCGCCTACTTCATGAGTAGATTTAGCCAACTTTTGTTCTAATTTTAAGTTATCCATGAAAAAATCTTCCGGAGTAACACCTTTTTTAGCTTTATTAGTGAATGAAGCATCAATAACTATATAGTTCACATCACCGTCTGGAGTAGCATCCTTAAGGGTAACTTTAGTTAACTTTTCAATCTTAATTGAACCTTTGCTAGTTTTAAAAGTATTACCTATGAATTTGTTAGTAGAATGTGATTTAGTCTTTTCTTTAGCTTCTTTATCTGCTTTATTAAGCGTCTTTTCTAGTTTATCAGCATTTCTACTAGTTGCCTGTTTATTACCACCATTGCCAGCCTGGTTAGAACAAGCACTAGTTCCTAAACCTAACGCAACTAATGTCGTCGCTGCAACAATATATCTCTTTTTCATTTTAAACCTCCACAATTGCCTTAAGTTTAACGTCGTTGGCATTGTGGACGATATTATAGGACGCTGCGCGATCGGAACGAGCGCGCAGCTAGGGCGCCCGCGGTTAGATTATCTCTTGTTGATTTCGTGAATCAAAAGAAGTAAGATGATTAATGTGATGATTATTTGGTTCATGTTTGTCACCTCCGAGTGACGCAGGCACAGCTTGCTGTGCTAAACTTAGGAGAGTGACATAACATGAAGAGAGCGGGCGTCCTAAGAGCTTTAGGCTTAAGGGATGCTTGTTTTTTTATTTTTAGATAAGCTTATCAATTGTTAAGTTCCTGTTAAAAGGATAGGACATTAATCTTTTCTGTTGATACAATATGTTTAGAATATTAATAATTTATATTAAACTGCAATGCTTAGAAAGGAGAAAAAGTAATGAAAATAAATAAATTTATGCAAAAAATCCTTGATAAGCAACAGAACGTAAATACAAAAAATAGTCGAAATAAAACTGAAAATTTTGAAAAGCTTTACGATGATTTTCAAAATTCTAGCAAACATATTGAGCAAGAACAAAAGAGAATGACACAAGATCAAAATGACATGAAAAAGCATTTTGATGAATTGACTAAACGTGTGAATAAAAGGTTTAAGAATTTATAATTTATTCAAAATAAATGGCTAGAGGCTTTATTAATATATCTTCCGGTTTTATTGCAGCAAAAGTATGTAAAAAGAAAAATCCTAGATGAGAAAAAAGTTGAGGAATTTCTTTTGGCGTAACTTTTTCCATCGATTGTGTAACATCTATATGTTCTGATTTGATAATTGATTCTATTTTTCCTACGATTGTTATCTTTCTTTTTGAGAATGTTAGCATTCTAAGTTGAGCAGCGTTCATTCTAAAATATTCTTTTTTACCAATACTTAATGCATTTTTTGTTTGAATTAATATACTATCAGGGAAAAGATTAGAAACCAATTTTCCAAAATTTGTTAAAAGCTGAATTCCTTCTATAGCACCATCTAAATCACCGGAAGTTCCATAAGTCATTAATTCTTTTGCTGCATCCTTGTCGAAGATTGCACCCATGGAACTAGGATCAATTAAAGTAAATCGCGATGAAAGTTGGACGTAGGCCCCTTCTGATTGCTTTGTAGTAAGTTTTAACAATTTATGGTCTTCAAGTAATTTTGTCACAATATCTACTGCGTAGTCATCATATACTGTAGAAATAGCTTCTTGGGACATTTCAGAAGCAGATTCATTATTACTTTCGTTGTTTTCTCTGGAATATGAGCCCTCAGCTTCGGCAAGGAACTTTGCTCCCATTTTACCTGTATAGTCATTTTTATGTCCTACAGTATGAGAATTATTAATTCCTGATTGTCGAACATTTTTAATGACTTGAGGAATTCCATCTTCAAATTGGGCTAATATAGAATTTATTTCTTTATTGTCTAAATATAGATATTCTTTTATTTTCTTTGTCTTAATTTTTTTAGCTCTTTTTCTCTTTCCCATTTATTTTCCTTTCTTTATTTACATATCAAACCCAACATGAATAGCTTTACCCAGAATACGACCTGGATTATCTTCGTTTAAGATGATCGGGTCGTATTTTGTATTTATAGGATAGAGAAATACATCTTTCCCGACATGCTTAACCTTTTTCAATGTTGCTCTGGTGTCATCGTCAACTTGAACGGCAGCAATTTCATCATCTTCAACAGTGTCACCTGATATAATTTTCTTGAGGTGAAAATTATGAAAATTACAAAGGCAATTGAGTTAGCCATGAAAGATGGCAAAGGCATTTCACGATCATCGAAACAACCAATGGCGACAACTATTATTCCAACTAATACTATTAGCTGCTGCTTAGTAGTACCTTTTAAAGGTAGTATTGCAGTAAAACGGTGGGAGCCAACAGCAGAGGATTTATTAGCTACGGATTGGGAAGTTTCGGGATAAGATTTTTAATTTTATTAGCTAAATCCAAAAAATCATTAAAATTGTCTCTAAATCTATGGTCATACCATTCTAGTGATTTATTGCTTAATGTAATATCAACTGCAACGTTGCTTCCATAATTGCAATTGATAAAGCCATTATGCTGTAATTCATTTAGAAAAGTATTTACATCTTCTAGATCATAGGAAGACATAAAGTCTTTCTTTGTATCCCAAGCTGTTCTATTAATATAAATCGCTTGATGTTTAGCTTTACCATATTTAATTTGGAGATGATATTTTTTAAGCATTTGTGTTAACAAATACTGTGAATTTTTTGTTAGATCTTTAAATTCTTTATTCATATGTTCATTATTCCGCCTTACATATCAAACCCAATGTGAATAGCTTTACCCAGAATACGGCCTGGATTATCTTCGTTTAAGATGATCGGGTCGTATTTTGTGTTTATAGGATAGGGCGGTTTTTATTTTGGTTAGAGAATTCATATTAGAGAGCCTTTTTGTAATAAAAAAGCCCTCTATTCAATTAGAATAGAAGGCTAAAGGGACTATATCCCACGTAAAAATGTTTAAGGAGCTTAATCTCCAAGTACCTATATTATGACATATTCTTTCCTTCTATTCAAGTTATTTGGAAATGTATAATTTCATTAGTTCATCACTTATTGCTTTCATTTGCTGACTAGTTAAGCAAATATTGCCTGATGGATCGTAATTATTTATTTTGTGAATGCGTAGTTTACTAATAGTAGTTATGTCAGTAAGACGAACAAAACTATTTTTATTATATTTTTGATACATATCAGTAACTTTTTGAAGCTTAAAGAATTCTTTTGTAAATTTGTTTTGTATTGCCATAAATGAATCATGCTGTTTATCTGTTTTATCATTTTGTACTTTGAATTCTTTATTATCTTTTACATGGATAATTCCATTATCGTCTAGCCATGTTTGTTCTCTTAAATCAAGTAATGCGTTATTTAAATTTTCTCTCTTGGTTATAAGTTCTTTTTGCATTAACTTCATTGAATCAAATTGCTTATTAAGAAATGAAAGTGTTTGATTAAATATCTCTTTACCCAATGAGAATCTATTTGTTCCATTTTTTGAAGTTAATGGAACAACTGTTAAGGTCCGCTTTCGTGGACTGTCTCTTTTATCTAAAACAACAGCAAAATGAATATTACTAAATTCACTTCCTTCATTTACACCAAAATTTACTCGAATTACTGCACCGCGTTTAAAATAAGGATAGGGTTTATTCAATTGATTGTTAGCTTCTTTTTTAAAAATATATGAAGATTCCGATAACCAAAAGGGCAAGTAACGAAACTTTTGTTCGTAATGATATGCTCTTTTTGATGAAACATATTTAAAGTTGTTTATTGCTCGATCAAATACATCATTTTTGTTAGTCATATATATCCTCCATACCGTCCGAGAGGGCGGTTTTTATTTTGCAACATATTTCAAAAGCTCTTCACGAACTTCGTCAAAATTGTTAATGCCTAGACCAACGGCAATATTTACGTAATTTGCTTCATCTGGTTCATTACCTAATGCTACATATTGTTTGATTTTTTCGTGAACCATGAAATTATTAGCTCCATGTTCGCTGCAAGTATGAGCTGAACCGATATATTTATAATCTCCCACAACTGAGGTATCATTCTTTGCGTGCCCGATTTCGTGTAAGATTACTTTTTCAATTTGTTCATCTGAAAGGCTTTCACGCACGAATACCACACCGTGGACGAGGTAGCCATCTCTATCCATAGGCATAAATTTAAGCTTTAAATGATACTTTTTAAGCAACATTCTTAAATGACTATCCAATACGCTCACCTTACTTATTATCATAAAGTCCTTTTAAATAAGCTCTAATAAGCTCACGGTCATGAGGTGTCATTGGCTTACCATCAAATGAACGTGCATTATCTAGCATTTCGTCGAGATCTGTATCGGTGATTGTTTGTTTTTTATCAGGGATACTTGGATCGTCTGTTCTACCTAAAAGATAATCGGTAGTAGTGTCAAATAGATTGGCCACTTTCTCAACCTTATCAATTGATGGATTACTCTTTTTCCAAGTAGAAATAATTCCATTTGAAAAGCCTAATTTTCGTTCTAATTCTGCTAAACTCATTTTTTTAAGCGCTGTTAAATCCGTGATACGACTATAAAGCACCGACATTTTTAAATTGCCTCCGAAAATATTTTGTGAAATTATATTGACGCCGAATATTATCGATGCTATATTATAAATGTGCTTGGGATAAGCACAGAAAAAAAGCTGTTTTTGCACCGAGTATTTAATAATAACGGGTTATTTCGTACGCTCTTATAATAGAATATTTTCGGTATTAATGCAACAGGAATAGTTTATTTTCTTAGAAAATATTTTATTGTGAGGTGAAAGTAAATGTCATTATATACGGCTATCAAAGAGGTAGCGCATAAAAATGGAAAATCTATTTATCAAATTGAACGTGATTTGAATTTATCAAATGGATTAATCAGTAAGTGGAACAAAAACATGCCAAGAGCAGATTACTTACAAGATGTAGCTGATTACCTAGGTACAACTACACAATACTTGTTCTATCTGTCACGTAAAGATAAATAAGTAGGAAGGGATGAAATTATGGAAAATGAATTAAAAGTTCTAGGTACAGAACATATCGGTAAGATTACATTCACTGGAATTGAAGGTGGATTCGGTAAAGATAAGAAAGCCATGACAATAAATGATATAGCTGTGATTCATTCGACGACAGTTAAAAGATTGAATGAATTAATTAATAGAAATCGTAAACGATTTAAAAATGGCATTGATATTATTGATCTTTTAAGTAACAAAAATTTTGAGGTCGTTTTGAACGACCTCGGATTTAACCAGAATCAAATCAATCGTTCAAATCACATCTACCTATTATCCGAGCGTGGATATGCCAAACTTTTAAAAATCATGGACGATGACAAGGCATGGGAAATCTATGACGAATTAGTAGATAACTACTTCAATATGCGAGTAGCAATTAAAGAAAACAAACCAGCGATTGTTAACCAAGAACGCCTAAAAATCATGAAAGATAATTCAGCTACTCGTAAAGCTAATATGCTCTATAAAATTGCAATGGCAACTGAATCGAATAGTTCAAAAGAAAACTTATTGGCAAAAGCAGCTGAAGTCTTAACTGGTGAAATGACCATTCCAGTGATGGGAAAGAAAACCTATACGGCTACCGACATTGCTAAAGAGTGTGGAATTAGTGCTCAAAAGGTCGGAAAAATTGCTAATCGACTTGGTTTAAAGGCTGATCAGCCCGGTCAAAACAAATATGGTCGCTGGGCAAACAGCAAGTCGCGATATTCAGATAAAGAAGTTCCACAATGGTTCTACTTTGAAGATGGAAGAAAAGCAGTTAAGAAAGAATTGGAGAAATAATTATGAACTACGAAAATGTTAAAGATGCACTTTGAATTGTTAGCCAATGTATGTGACTTACTTGGTATGAGTGAAATTTATCTTGATGATGGGGAAGAGTAAATGGAAGAAAAGGATAAAGAAAAACAGTCATCAATTAAGATGACTGCTAATGGAATTAAATATGAAAGTAAACACTATAGTGTAGCTATATCTAAAGATGGAAAAATTAGGACTGAACAAAAATTAACTCGAAATTAGTTTTAGCTTCATACCTAATTCAAGATGAGTTTCGGAAAAGATTAATAATTCTTTCTTTCCGTCAGCCCATTCCATGTATTGACATACCAAACCATTATCTGTAAAAGCGCCTAATTCTTTTACCAATGGCGCTGTTATAGGTGTCTTAGGTTCAAATGTCCCACGAGGAAATTTATAAGTGTGAGTATATCCATCACGGGGAATTTGATCTATAGGAACCATTTCTTTTCTCAATAAAATCATCTCCTTATTATCAGATGATTTCAGTTTAGTAGAAAGTAATGAATGATGAGGAAGAGTAAAAGAAAAGAGCAGCTTGAAAAAACTGCTCCGACAGAAATAAGAGAAACAGATAATGTTTATCTCTTAATTGTGGTAATTATCCTAATAACTATTATTCTTTGTTGCCTTTTTCATATTCCTTTTGATCTGGTTGCATTTCTGCTTTCTCTCCTAGTATTTTTTGCCATCCGTTAATATGATAAATAATTTTATATTTTTCGTATTTATGTGGGTGGAAGAGACGGCGCTTGGCTATTCGAAAAGAGATTCCGATAGAAGTGATTGAATTTAATTGCTCTTTATTAGTAATCACAACAGGTAAATCGAATCTAGTAAAAGAGTTGGCTTTAAAAACTCCGGATTTTTGATCAGGAATGTCAAGTTTATAAAATGTATCACCTACAACATGAATAATATCTTTTTCTTTTGAATTTATATAAGTCTTTTTAGTTAAAAGAGATAGGGAATTATCAGTTGCAGGATCAAAAGCATAAAGGTTGAAAAAAGCTAGATCGTTTTTTGAAGGATTTATAACAGTAATATTAGCAAGAAAAACTTGATTGTAGGGTGCTATAGGCTGAAAATCTTTATCCATGGCCATAACGGTAGAATCTTGAACGGGAACAATATTCGGGGCCCAATTAATCGATAAAACTTGTCTGTTTGACCAAAGCGTATAGAGAGAAATTAGGAAAGAAGAAATGGCAAATATATTATCTCCGATCCATGGAAAAATATATTTTGATATAGCTCTACAGATACTAGCTGCATTTTGAAGAATATTCTCTATGATTATCACCACCTTATTATCAGATGATTTTAGTTTAGCAGAAAGCGAGGTGAACGAAGTATGGAAGAAAAGAATGATATTTCGATTTTAAATTTAATTGAGAAAAACATAGGCAAAATAAAAGCTTCACATAATTTTCAAGCAAAAAGTTTCTACATTTCTACAATTGAAAAGTTATGTGAAGCGTATGATCAGCAAATTAGTGCTGAATTAATTAATTCAACAAAAGAAAAGACACTAGCTGACAAGCCAATGTCTGAAGAACAATATGATGAATTCTTTAAAAATGCTGGGATTTTACCCAAACGTATCAAAGTAAATAAGAGACTTGATGGGAAAGAAATTAATTGAAGTCTCGGTTTATTGCTTCTAAAGCAGCATTATAGGCTTTGATATACAAAGGATAAATATCTGTTGTAATTTCAATATTAGCTTTAGGTGATCGTAAGGCTAATTCAAATTGTTGTTCAGCAAATAATTTAGCGGTAGCCAAAGCTATATCGTGTGCACGTTGTTCATTGCTAATCATTTAAATCATCTCCTTTTTATTAGATGATTTCAGTTTAGCAGAAAGCGAGGTGAACGGAGTATGGATATAAGAAGTGCAATAAAGAAAGCTAAAACAATTGGTGGCGTCATAACTCGTGGAACCGAATCAGGATTTTATATCGAGCCAACCAACAGTTTGGGACGATCAATTATTTACGGAAAAGATGGAGTAGTTATTAGCCCCGGCTGGGAGCCATTACTTGATGATCTAATGGCAACGGATTGGGACGTTGTAGATTGGAAAAGAGAAGCACTGACTCAAAAAGATCTAGATAAATGGGCTAAAGAATTATGTAGTAATACAAAAAAAGAAGCCTAACTAAGGCTCCGAGATCAATCAATTATGTTTTAGTTGATAATCCAGTGCAATTAACATTTCACTATTTTGCAAAATTCGATTTACATTAAAGGATTGTTCATGTTTAACACCATCAACTATATAAATAAGAACTAAATTATTAGTTAATTTAAAGTTATTCAAATGCTGAAAGCAAATTATAGGATTGGAACTAGATCTGGCAGGAATATTAATTGGCGTAACGTCTGACCAACAAATTTTTTCATTATTATCAATTGTTTGACTCAATAAGCGAGCATGATGCCAAGATGATTCAACTGTGTCATCATTATTTTCTAAAAAAATATGGGTTAAGGTAGCTGGACGAGACGACATATTACTAATTAATAAACTTATATTTAGTTGTGTAGATGCTTTATGCACCCAACGTATATAAACCTTAGTTTTGATGTGCTTTTCGTAATAGGTATTAATCGCAGAATAGAGAGAAAGCAAAAATGCTAACGAAGCAACAATAACAGAAATGATTTCATAAAAGGTCAAGGTGAGTTCCTCCATGGATAGAAATACAAAAAAGAATATAACTATTTCAATTATAGCAATGGTTTTGTCAATTATAGCAGTCATATTTGCGCTTATTTAGGAAAGATATGGAAATTAGAGAGCTATTATTTTACGATGCAAGATTAACACTAGATAATTTAGAGCATTGTAAAAATAAAGATGAATTTAAACAATATGCACGTTTAATGCATACATTAATAAATACAATTGAAAAATTTAATAGTAAGGAACTTTAAAAAGTGAGGTGAAGAAAATTAATGAACAAATGCATTAAGGAGATTGATATCAATAGTGCTGATATTGCTAAGAGGCATCCAGATATGAGTTTATCAGAAGAAGATATTAAACAAATTGCTAATGAAGTATACGAGCTGCAAAAGCAAGATAAAGCATTGAGTGTAAAAGAACCAATATACAGCAAAGAATGGATCAAATTGAGAAAAGAAATTGATACTTGGTGTCATGAAAATAAAGCGGGGTATGGTTCCGGATATCAGACTTTACACGACCAAATTTATGGAGCAATTAGATTTGTAACTGGTTGTAGTCGTATTAAAAGTTTAACCAAATACGATGTACCGGCAGCTAGATTTATCTTTGAGCAAATGACATCTGAATTTAAGAAAAATAGAGGTAAATAAAAATGGATGAAGAATTTATCAATGCATTACGTGATTACACATTAAAACAAATGAAGGAAGAGAAGTCACCAGTATTAGTCAGTAAGTTAGTTGCTGAACTTATGGAGTTGCAAAGGTAGGTGAGCAGAGATGGCTATAAAAGGTGCAATAAAAGATGTGTCTAAAATGGACGATATTTTAACGCCTAAGGAAGTTGAAAAGAAGTATAGCTGGTCATACTCAACGTGGCGAAGAAGACGCGAGGAGTGCTTAGTTTCTCCATATAAAGATGCAATTGTAATGGAGAGCCAACGAAGATGTCATGTTAAGGCTAAGAGGTTTGAAGAGTTTCTATATTGGAAGTCACAACAAATTTATAATGAGCAGTTTGGGTTAGTTTAGGAGTTTAAAAATGTATAAAACAGATATTTTTTCAAAATGGTTTAACAAGAAGGTCAATGATTTCTTCAAAACAAATTTGAGTACAAGAGAAAGTGATATCTTTATGTTCACTGGAATCTTTTCAGCATTAGTAATTTTCGTAATTTTTTTCTATTGCGTAATCATGCCGAACTTATAGGAGGGATGAAATGCTCAGTATTAAAACAATGCATAAGTTAGTTTTAAATTCTAATGCTTTTCAAATAAAGCAGCCGATTCAAAAAGATAGATATACAGTGCTGTTTGAAAAAGAATTAGAAAAAAGCCCATCGCTAACGGCAATTAGTGATGGACTGTTAAAAAATAAAAACCATATTGATTATAGCATGTGCACTATCAGGCGGTGAACAAGATGGTACGGATTAAAAAGGTTTACGACAAGAATTATACCGTTATTGGAAACACTTCTATAAATGATAGCGGGTTGTATTTAGCAGATAAGGGAATGCTTGAATATTTGTGGTCAAAGCCTGACGATTGGGATTTCTATGCAAGAGAAGTAGCAAAGCATCAGAAGGACGGAATAGATGGAGTAAATTCTGCATTACGTCACTTAGAAGAAAATGGTTATTTATATAGAGGTCGAGTTAGAAATGAAAAAGGACAGCTTAAAGGAAGCAAGTGGCTTTTATCAGAAACTCCAAAAAAAGAATGGAGTGAATATTATCAAAGGAAATGCGAAAAAAGAAAGAAAAAGCCTAAAGTGGAAAAACCAATACAGGCTGAACCTAAACAGGAAAATCCAGGACTACTAAATACTAACCAAACTAAATACTCACCTAACAAAATAAAGAACTTTACTAAATCTCTCTCTAAAGAAGAGAGGGAGAGAGATAAAAATCTAATTGATATATTAATCAATCATTTAAATAATACTGCTGAATTGTGGCACAGAGAACCAATTACTTTTTCAGAAAAAGAATATGACAAGTTAGTTAAAGCAGTCCATGGCAAAGATGTTGGATTACTAAGGAAAGCAGCAGAAAAAACAGTTATTTATAGTGAGCAGTACCTGCAAGGTTATTTGCTGAACTGTATCAAGAATTTACCAGATATGAAAGAAGAGAGTGCATGATGGATAAACATGTTTATAGCAAATCATGGTATGGACGTCGAATAGTAGTTAAGCAGCTTGCTTATAAGGATATAGGACCATATTTTGCTGGGTACATCGGATTTGATACGCAAGAATTTGCAGCTGCATACGACAGGGATGACTGCATTGAAATTTTAAAAGAGGTAGCAAAAAAATTAGCATCCCTCAATAAATAGAAATTAAGAAAGGCAAGAAGAAAAAATGGGAAGATACAATTTCAAAAATTATGAATACAGCAGAAAAGACAATTTAAACAGTAATTTGAATATTAATAAGCTTTCTAAGGAACTAGTTAATAAGCCAGTAAAAACTAACTCAGCATATCGAAAGAATGATTCTTACAAAATGGGTGTGGTTTTATATTTCATGAGTGGCCAAACATATAAGACGCCAGAATTTACAGTTGATGATATTTATGATGCTTTGCAGAAAAATAAGCGCTGGCTTGATCAAGAAAATGGCGGAGCAATTAATCTAGGCTATGTTGTAAGATACAGTCCTTATAAGTTTTATGAAAGGTCAGAACATGGTAGAGCTTAAGTTTGCATGGAGAAAAGAAAAGCGTGAGGTTTTACCTAAAGAAGATCAGGAAGATCTTAGTTTAGATCATCAGAAAAGGCATATTGATTTTCTTAAAAGACTTGACCGAATTATCAAAGTGGAAAAGAAAAATGGTTCTTTAGTAAATGTACCAGATAGTAATAAAGATTTAGTTAAAATCCAGCGTGAAAATAATGTGTTTTTTGACGATAAAAGGGAAAGTAGCCTTGATCCAGAAAAGCTAGATGCCATTATAGACTGTATCACTAAAGGCTTTTCACTCACTGATACAACTCATTTAGCGCATTGTAGCGCGACAACTGTTAAGCATGCTATGTGCAATGCTGGGCTGTCTCTTAGACCTCCATTTAGATATCGGCTTAAAGCTATCCAAAAGGGAAAAATTGACTTTTATGCAAGAAACACTAGGCAATTAAGCAATTATACTGATCTAAGCTTTCACAAGTTGAAAAACAAAGAGCTATTGAAGCTAAAAGGATATCGTTTAAGCAAAATTCATAAGCTTTGGTATCAAATTCCAAATAATGTTTTTAATTCAGCAAATAATTCAGAGACTATTTATTTGAAAAAAGGCATTAATAGCTTTGAAAATAAAAAATTTATAGTTCAAAAAGAGGTGAGATAATTGCCGAGCAAGATAAGGCACATAAAGTTTTATAAATATTTCAAGGAATGGGTGGACACGTATAAAGTAGGACAAGTTCGACCAGTAACTCTAAACAAATATTATTTAGTTGAAAAGCGCTTGAAGGAACTTGTGCCTGATTTAGATCTTGGAGACATGACTAGAGCTGACGTTCAAAGATTAATCAATGAATATGATAAAACGCATGAATATCCAGCTGAAATTAAAAATTATATGGAAGCTTTGACTATTAGAGAATGAGATGCAGGTGATTGAATGATGCTTTGCAGTGCAGTTGCTTTTGTAGAAGGCTATGATCCTAAAATTAAACTAAGTCAAAAACAGTTACTTAATATGGTGCATCAAATTAAGCCTAATGAGCCTTTACCAAAAGAAATAGATGGCTATAAGGTTAAACCTTGCGATGATTATTCGAAAAGATATTTAATTTATATTTTTTACAGATTGGAGATAATTAACTGTTAATAAAAAGATGGAAAAACATAGATAAATATAGAAAGACCTACGCAGAAAGATAAAACATAGAAGTAAGTCTGAACTTAAAGCTAAAATTTAATATTTTGGTTGCTTGTATTTGTTTCCCTCTTTGCTAAACTTATGTTTGTATCGGAGGTAAAACATATGATCAAGACTCAGGTAGTCGAACTAAAGCCTAATAAAACAATGTTAAAAGAGCTAGATAAACTTTGTGACTATCGCAGATACTGTTGGAATCAAGCTTTAGAAGTTTGGCAAAATATATATGAGGCAAGAACCTTGGATAAGGATAATAATCCCAGCCCTAATGAACGCCGAGTACGATATGAGTTAGTCAATAATAAGGCTGATTGGCAGTTTGCTTTGTCTGCACGGTGTTTACAATTAGCAGTTAAAGACTTAGCTAACACTTGGAAAAATTTCTTTGATAAAGCACAACCAGATTGGGGAATGCCACATTTTAAATCTAAGAAAGCACCACGACAAGGCTTTAAGACTGATCGAGCTAAAGTAGTTAATGGTAGACTGCGTTTGGATAAGCCCAGAGGTATTAAAGATTGGTTTGATATTCCAACATATGAAGCTTTAAAGATGAAGCAAATCAAAATTGCCAGTATCTTTAAAGAAAGAGGTCATTATTATGCAGCACTTTCTTATGATGAAGAAGTTAGGTCAAAGCCTAAAACAGATCAAAAAACAGCTGTTGATGTTAATGTTGGACATTTTAACTACACAGAGGGCAAGATTAATGTTTTGCCATTAAGATTACAAAAGCTATACAAGCGAATCAAGCATTATCAAAGAATGTTAGCTAAGAAGAGACAAATTAATGGCAAATTAGCTAGCCGAAGCAATAATTACCTGCAAGTGAGAACCAAACTGCAACGTGATTATCATCAAGTGGCTAACATTCAAAATGATATTTTGCATAAATTTACTACTCAACTAGTAAATGATTATGATCAAATTGTTATTGAAGATTTAGATGTTAAGCAAATGATGATGACGCATGTTGCTTCAAAAGGCATGCAAAGATCATTGTTTAGCAAGTTTAGGCAAATATTGACGTACAAGTGTGAGTGGTATGGCAAAGAATTAATTCTAGCTGATAGAACATATCCATCAACGCAACGATGCGCTAATTGTGGTTATGTTAAAAAAGGCGATGAAAAGATTACTTTGCAAGGCAATCAAAAACATCATACCAAGCATAATGAATATGTTTGTTATGAATGTGGCTATACAAATGATCGTGACGATAATGCAGTATTGAATCTTTTAGTTTTAGCAAAATAATAAACACGGGGCTGGCTAAGCCCTTAAACTGTCAGAGTTAGACAATGCGATTACTCCTAGCTTGGAATATCGGAATACTAATGAAGACGGCAGTAAATAAAACAAAGAAAGGAAGAGCTATATTTCTTTCTGGTATGTAAAAAATACACATTCTTCTACATATTTCTATGTTTTATATAGCAGAACTAAATATAGAATGCTAGCAACAGATAATAAATGTAAATACTGTCAAGGTAATGAACCGCTGGTAAGTTTTGATGATACTCCAATACAAATTTACATGGGTTTCAATGAAGATTCAGCTTTATCGGTTGATGTGGATTCTGCAATTTACAATTTAACTTTTGAAATTCAAGCAATTTATTGCCCAATGTGCGGGAGGAGACTATGAAAATTAGAGTTTCGTGGGATTCGCCAGATTATTATCAACTTCCAGAAGATACTTATGAAGATATTGAAGTAGATGATAATGCTACCGAAGAAGAAATTGAAAAAGCTGTAAAGGAAACGGCATTGAAAGGAAAAGTATATCTTTCTGATATGTAGAAAATTCTTCTTCTACATATTTCCATGTTTTATATAGCAGAATTAAAATTAAGCCAATCTTTATTAGACAAAATTAATCAAGATAAAGAAAAACATGGATATAAAGAAATTGAAACTATAATTACTGATGCCTTAGATAACTATTACGAGGGATGCTAAATGAAAATTAAATCAATTATATGTTATCGCCGATTTGAAAAAGATCCAGAGACAATTGCATATAGTCCAGCTAATGTAGATGAAGTAGCAAATTTGATACAAACACAGAAGAATAATAACGAAATGCTTGTTTGTTTACCTGTTTATGTAACAAGCGCGTATGTGCTTTATGATTTGGATTCTAATATAACTTACGGCTCAAATTCTTATATCGTAAATACTAAACCATTTGGATTCAGCAAATTTTATATTCCAGTAAAAGATGTGACTTTAGTCCAGGAGGCAGACATTGACTTGGACCATCATTAATTCAATTATGTCAGCAATTCTAATACCGGTAATTATTTATGATAGTTATATCGAAAGAAAAACGCAGAAAATGCTAAATGATGCAGAATTAGAAGTGAAAAAATATCTAACTGAAGTAGAAAAATCATTTGAAAAACAGGATAAAATTAATGATGAGCAAGCTAAGTTTAATGATGCAGCAACGACGAATTTCATACGTCATGAAGATGCATTGAGGATTATTGTAAATCACATCAAAAATGCTGAATAGATAAATTAAATTTGAGGAGTGGGAATGTGAGTTTATTATTTAGAGAATTAGATTGCGATAAGACGTGCGATAGAGTTGACGAATTTTTAACTGATGACTTAGAAAAATTAATTCTAATGTCTGGTCGTAATCTTACTGACTTACGTTCTCCTAGCTTATCGTTGGCACCTGGCCACGCTAATGGGACTAATCATGCTGAAGCTAGCATAATTAGTGGTCTTGATGCAGAAGCTGAAATAAGAGCAATCCATCATACGATTTATCATTTACCCGAAATGTCAAAGATAATAATGCGCGATCTTTATATCTATCAGATGGAGAGTTGGCAAGTAGCCGATGCAATTAGATATGGTCACACTCAATACAATGCGTTAAGGCGACGAGCACAATTATTTTTTGCTGATAGCTTTGACCATTGGCAAAGATACATGAATTGTGAACCAATCATTGATTTACATCGATATAAAAAAGACCGGAATCATACCGGTAATTTAGCGGAAGAATAGTGATGGTTGAACGGCTGAAATATAAGCTATAGTAGTATTGTGAGTTAATTCGGAATACGTAATACTTACACAAAACTCCTATATTATTAAACAGACTGGTAGTGGTTCAACTCCACTATCAGTCATAAGATATCGCAAGCATCAATTTTAATTGTTATATTTTTATTTAGGTCATTTACAATTTACATGCTTTATCCGCTTGCGATATCACCAGAAAGAGTTTGCTTATGGAAACGGCAAGCTCTTTGATTATGTTCTCATATATATTGTAGAGGTGACTACATGCCAAGAGTAAGACGTTGTAGGTATCAAGGCTGTCATGCGTTCGCTGTATTACCAGACCACTATTGTACTAAACACATCGCACATGAAGCAGAGTATCAAGCACAGCGTGAGAAGTATCGTCAGCGTCACACGACACGCGCTACAACTTGGCGCTACAATCATGTCACTCGCTATCGCAATTCTACTAAGTCAGAGCAGAATAAGTTCTACCACTCGCGTGAGTGGCAGTCCCTTCGTGCTTTCGTTCTTCAGCGCGATTTCAGCTTGTGCAAATATTGTGGAACAAATCCTGGAAACATTGTTGATCATATTGTTCCAATTGAATGTGATCAAAGCAAGATGAGAGACATAGACAATCTAGTAACATGCTGTAGGGACTGCCATGCCAAGAAAACACGCTGGGAACAACGATACTATGGAACTGGTTTACACAATGAATTGAAAGATGTACCCACCATTACGGATATTAATTTAATTTATAAATTGATGAATGCACGAGAACACAAATAATGGCGATCTGAGACGATTTATTTTAAAGTGTGTAAATCATACTTGAGTGCGTTTGAAATTTATCCCCGCCCGTAATTTTTGGACTAGAGAGCCGCACCAGTGTCATCATCTTGTGTGAAAAGTTGATTTTTCAAATTTTTTGAAAGGGGGTCTTAAACTGGCAAACGTTGATTTATCAAGGCCGAAAGTTCCTACACAAGCGCCGAAATGGCTCGATGTTTACGGAAAAAAGTTATGGCCAAAGATTGCAAATTACTTGAATAAGAATTCTAAAGTTTTACGTGCAGATGAATATCTTTTGCAGCAATATTGTTCAAGCTATGACATTTATCGTAGAGCCTATGAATCTGTAAAAAAAGATGGCCTACAGCAAAAAATGTATAAAACTACTGTTTCTCCGGTTACAGGTGATGTAGTAGCAAAAGATTTTGCAGGTTTTAGAAAAAATCCAGCCGTGCAAACGATGTCTGATGCTTTGAATAAGCTTAATTCTATTGGCAAAGAACTAGGTTTAAGTCCTCGCGCACGAAGCGAAATGTTAGAACTCAATGCACCTGAAGAGAAGAAAAAATCTGTTGCTGAATCGATGAAGGAGTTTTTTAAGTAATGAATTTTATAAATCAAGGCGAAAAAAATAGTGCTCGATTTTTAGTCGAACGCTTTTATTATGCATCCCTTAGGGATAGATTTCTTGCCTATTTTTTATAGTAAGAAAGGATTAAGTAAGAATGGGAGTTTTTGCTGCTAAGCCAAAAGAAGATGTAATTGATAAATTAAAAAAGAAAAAGATTGGTATTTAGACAAAATTATTCGTATTGATTCTGTTATGTCAAATGATACCAATATTTCTGATAAACAACTTTATCTAATGGATAAGCAGTCAACTGCTATGGATGAAGTTTGTAAAATTATTGATAAGCGTATCAAAGATTTGAAAACTAATTAATTGTTGATGAGGAGTTTTTAATAATGACTAAAGGGTTATTAGTATACTTAAGAGAGAAAAATGGTCATAAGAAAGCTGAAGCAATCATTAAAAGGAAAGCCACGGAAAATCCTGTCTTTTTTAACATTGAATATAATATGTTTATTGATGAATATCATATGACACCTGAACAATTTTTAAGTAGTGATAAAAATGAAAATTGATCTAACGCAAACACATGATGTTGAGGGTGCTTTTAATAGCATTGATTTTTCTTTTGTTAAAAGTAAATACAAAGATGATGCTACAAAATATTGTTTTGATGTTTTAGAGAATCCAATACGGCAAACTGGCTATTTAGAAAAATTACACTGTTTCAGACATTTAAGAGATTTACAACGGCAAAATACTAAAGATTTTCCTTATTACTATGATGTATCAGAGTTTGAAAAAGCTTTAAAGATTGCTAGCGTAATTCCTGATGTTGATACACACGAATTGCTACCGCTAATGGATTGGCAAAAATTTATAATTGCTGAGATTAACGGCTGGAAAGATCAGAATGGCGAGCGTCGTTTTACCGATATTCATATATCTGTTGGACGTGGACAGGGAAAAACACAAATAGCGGCTATTCAACTTTGTAAAGCTTATTTAGTAGATACATTAGGTTTTACAAATAAGGACTTTTTAGTAACTGCAAATACTAGTGATCAATCAAGTAAGCTTTTTGGTTATGTTAAGAAAATGATGGCTAAAGTCATTGAAATTGAACCATTTAAAACACTAGCTAAAAATACAGGATTAGATTTACAAGCTAATCAGATTATTCAAAAGAAAACAAATAATAAAATTTGGAAAATCAGTTATGAAGCTGATAAGTATGATAGTACGCATAACGTTCTAGCTATTTACGATGAAACTGGTGCATTAAAAACCTATGACAGAATGACTGATATCACAGATGGTCAATCACAAGTAAAGCCTTATCATCAATTTATTAAAATCAGTTCTGCATATCCAGATCCTACAAGTCCGTTTCATGATGAACAAAAGAAAATGCAACATATCATGGAAAAAGACTATGAACGTAAAGGCGATAATTCTTTGTGTTTAATTTGGTCACAAGATGATCTTGATGAAACATATAAACCTGAAACATGGGCTAAATCCAACCCTTTGATAAATCTATCTGAGGAAGAAAAAGAGCGCCGTACAGGAAATTTAATCAAACAAAGAGATCAAGCTATCCTTAATAATACTTTGCATAAATTTCAAAATAAGAATTTGAATTTATGGTTAAAGCAAGATGTAGCAAGTTATTTAAATTTGAAAGATGTTGAAGCGGCAACTATAAAAGATTTTGAAATTGATGATCGTGAAGTTTTCATTGGGTTTGACTATTCAATGTTTAGCGATAACACCGCAATAGGTTTTGTATATCCTTATGGAGACAGTCAGTATTATTTACAACAGTTCAGCTTTATTCCATGGCAAGCTGCAGGTTCTCTTGAGGCTAAAGAAAACCAGGATGGAATAGCTTATCATGCATTTCCTGAGTATTGTCAGATAACTGCACATAAGGATGGGATTATTAATCCAGAGCAAATCTATAATTGGTTACTTGATTTTGTAGGTAATCATAATCTTAATGTTAAGTTTTTTGGCTACGATCGATTTGGATCTTATCAGGTCAAAAATATTGTAGAATCCTTAAATGCTAATACTAGCTGGAATATTATGGATATTCAGCAACGCACCAGTGCACTAGCAAACCCAACGAAGTTTTTACAAGAGTTATTTGTGACTCATAAAGCAACCATACCTGATGATCCCATTATGAAAAAAGCATTATTAAATGCTGTAATCAAAGCAGATAAGATTGGTATTCAAGCTGATAAAGATAAAGCAACATTGAAGATTGACGTTGTCGACGCTTTGATTGATGCACTATTTCAAGGGATGTATTACTTTGACGAGAATGCTGACTTAAACAATAAAGATACTGAAATAGATAGAATGACAGAACAACAGGTATTGGATTGGTTTAAGAACCCAAAATCAGGATTATTAGGAGGTGAGCATTCTGGTCACTAAATTAAAACAACAACTGTGGAAGTATATTGATGTAATTTTCTATTTTGTGGGACTGGCAGGAATTACTTTTGGAGCTTTTAAGATCAATGAACCATTGGGTTACATGGTTGGCGGTGTAGCCTTTTTAATTTCTGGTTATTTAGTGGAACTTATCGCAGCAGGCGGTGAGAAAGGAGGTGGTAAGTAATGCCTCTGTTAAAGCTAAATAAATCTCACTCTCAAGGCTTTTCTCTAAATGATCCTGATTGGGTTAACTTCCTAACAGGTGGCGAAGCACAGAAGTATGTTTCTGCAGATACAGCGCTTAAGAACTCGGATATTTTCTCACTGATTATGCAATTATCAGGCGATTTAGCCATGGTTCGCTATACTGCTGACTCTGACAGATCGCAATTAATTATTAGTAATCCAAGCGTAACCACTAATGGCTATAGTTTCTGGCAAGGAATGTTTGCTCAACTCTTACTAGATGGAAATTGCTATGCTTACAGGCATAAGAATACGAATGGCGTTGATTTATCGTGGGAATATTTAAGACCTTCGCAAGTGCAACCAATGCTATTGCAAGATGGGTCTGGTTTGATCTACAACATTAATTTTGATGAACCAGCAATTGGGTATATGGAAAATGTACCAGCTTCCGATGTCATTCATATTAGATTATTGTCAAAGAATGGCGGTAAAACTGGTGTCTCACCACTCTCTGCTCTAGTCAATGAACAGCAGATCAAAGATGCGTCTAATGCTTTAACTTTAAAAGCATTAAAGCAGTCTGTTACTGCTAGTGCAGTGTTAACGATTCAGCATGGCGGTTTGCTTGATAAAGAGACAAGAATTGCAAGATCAAAAGAGATATCTAAACAAATTCATGAATCAGATGGTCCGGTTGTCATTGATGCTCTTGAAGCTTACAAGCCCTTAGAAATGAAAGGCAATATTGCAAGTCTTCTAAATCAAGTTGATTGGACTAGAGATCAAATTGCAAAAGTTTATGGCGTACCAGACAGTTATTTAAACGGTCAAGGCGATCAGCAATCCTCAATTACTCAAATTGGTGGTCAATATGCTAAATCTTTAAATCGCTATGTTCAAGCAATTATTAGTGAGTTAAATGATAAGCTTCACGCTAATATTTCGGCTGATATTCGTTTTGCAATTGACGCGATGGGAGACCAATATGCAAGTACTATTTCAGGCTTAGCAAAAGATGGAACAATTGCAGGCAATCAAGCTCGATTTATTTTGCAAAATTCTGGGTACTTACCTACTGATCTACCTGATCCAGAGAAGAAACCACAACAAGCAATTCAACTAATTCAGCAACAAGAGGGAGGTGATGATGATGGTAACGATTCAAATGAACGGGGAAGTGATTCCGAGTGATTATGCTGACGTCTATGATTATTTAGGCTATGAGAGCATTAATCCTAAGGCTATTAAGCAGGCTTTAAATGACGCTGGTGGATCAGACGTAACACTTGAAATTAACTCACCTGGTGGCTATGTAGATGCAGGAAGTGAAATCTATACTGCGCTTAAGGAATATCAGGGCAAGATTACAGCTAAAATTACTGGTCAAGCATGCTCTGCTGCTTCCTGGATTGCACTTGCAGGAGATAAAGTTGAAATGTCGCCAACTGCTCAAATGATGATCCATAGAGCTTCTACAATCTCAATGGGTAATAGCGATGACTTATCTAGTGCATTGAATGCTTTAGATTCACTAGATAAATCATTTGTTGATCTGTATAGTCAACGCACTGGCTTAGATAAGCAAGAAGTCTACAGACTAATGTGCAATACAACTTGGATGAATGCTAAACAAGCGGTTGATAAAGGCTTTGCGGACGAGATTATGTTTCAAGATCAAGAACAACCTGCACTAGTAAATGCAGATGGTTCTCTATCAGTTAAACCAGATATGATTAACAAGATTAAGAATTTACTTCATAATCAATCGACCGAGAATGTCGTTAAACCTCTACCAAAAGAAAATAAAAAGAATGATGGCCAACTTCAAAAGAAGCTGGCTATTTTATTTGGAAAGGAAATTTAGAATTTATGAATATCAATCAATTAAAAGATGCGTTTGATATGGCTGGTCAAAAAGTACAAGATTTGGAAGACAAGCGCGCACAAATCGTTATTGATCTTGGTAAAGATGAATCTTCTCACTCTGTAGATGAAGTTCTTAAATTAAGTGAAAGTTTAAAAAATGCCAAGATGAGTCAAGAATTAGCTAAATCAGCTTATGAAGATGCTAGAGCTGACCTGAATGCTGAACCTGTTAACAAAAAGCCATTGCCTGTTAAAGATGGTAAGCCAGATGCTCAAACCATGAAGAACCAATTCGTTAAAGACTTCAAGAACTTAGTAACTTCTGGAACTACTGGTGCTGGTAATGCTGGTTTAACTATTCCTGAAGATATTCAATTACAAATTAGAACTTTAACTCGTTCATTTACTTCTCTTGAAAGTTTAGTAAATGTTGAAAACGTTACTACTTCACATGGTTCTCGCGTTTACGAAAAATTAGCAGACATTACCCCATTAAAAGACTTAGATGATGAAACTGCCTTAATTGGTGATAACGATGATCCAGAATTAACAGTAGTTAAGTACTTAATCCATCGTTACGCTGGTATTACTACTGTTACTAACACCTTATTAAAGGATACTGTAGATAACATCATTCAATGGTTGGTTAACTGGGCAGCCAAGAAAGATGTTGTTACTCGTAATGCTAAGATCCTTGAAGTTATGGGGAAAGCTCCTAAAAAAACAACTATTTCTAAGTTCGATGATATCAAGGACTTAGAAAACAATACTCTTGATCCAGCAATTGAAAGCACATCTAGCTTCATTACTAACCAATCTGGATATAACATCTTGAGCAAATTGAAAGATGCAAATGGTCGTTACTTAATGCAACCAGATGTTACTAGCCCAGATAAGTACTTAATCGATGGTAAACCTGTAATTCGTATTGCTGATAAATGGTTACCTGATGTTTCTGGATCACACCCACTATACTTCGGTGACTTAAAACAAGGCATTACTTTATTCGACCGTCAACAAATGCAAATTGATACCACTAATGTTGGTGCTGGTTCTTTTGAACATGATACTACTAAGCTTCGTTTTATTGACAGATTTGACGTTCAATTGATTGATGATGGTGCATTTGCAGTTGGTTCATTTAAGACCGTGGCTAACCAAACTCAAGGTACTGCTGACACTGGTAGGTAGTTAGAGGTGATTCTTAATGATCACTTATCTTAAGATCACTGATGGCCTTAAGAGGTCATTAGGATATCTTGATGAGGATGATTCTTTAGACGATGGTTTAAAGAATAAAATGTCAAATGCCCTAATTGCCGCTGAAAGTTATGTTCAGCATGCAATTGGTACTGATGTTAAAGACTTCTATATTTCTGAAGAAAATAAACCACTATATACGTTAGTTTGTAATGCTTTAGCTGCTTCTTATGTGCAAAATCCAGTAAGTATTACTTCTGGGGCTGTAGTTAATGTTGACATAGTGACGAATGCCATTATTGGTCAATTAAGAGGAAGATATGCTAAAGAATTGGAGGATCAAGATGGTCAGAATACTAAATCCCAGTCGTCAGACTCAGAGAATTGAGTTTGGCAAAGAATCTGATGAACCAGAATACGACCAAAACGATAATCCCAAGCCTACAATAACCGTTCTGTGGACGACTTTAGCAATCCCTTATACTTTGAACACAACGCAAATTATTCAAGCTCAGGGACTTAATTTAGCTGACCAGCGAATGTATGCAGTTCGTCATCGCTTAGATAGTTTCTGGGATCAAATCTCAAGAGCTATAGTTAATGGCGAGATGTATGAGGTTGTTCATATAAATCCAGATGAAAAGAACTCTCCCATAAGTTATGATTTAGTAACGGTTAAGAAGGTTGAAGATCATGGCTAAAGATATGGGAGAGTTTTTAGATAATTGGATTGATTCAGTAGAGCAGAGTATGAAGTTATCGCCTGAAGATAAGGCCAAGATAACAGGAGCAGGTGCCGAAGCTTTTAGTCAGGTGTTGCACGACCACACGCCACGAAGTAATGAAATCTATAGAAGAGGGCGCTCTGCGGGTCATGCTAATGCTAAGCATCATAATCGGCATCGAAAGACTAAACACTTACAGGACAGCATTACATATAAATCTGGTTATACTGCTGATAAATTGCATACGGGCGATACCGATGTGGGCTTTGAAGGCAAATATTATGATTTTTTAGCAAAAATCATTAACAACGGTAAGCATAAGATGTCTGATAAAGAATTAGCTAATATGCATTTTGTTGATAAGGCCCAACAAGGATCTAAAAGAGCAGTTGAAGAGGCAGAATTGAAAGCATATAAGGAAGTGATGAACCATGACAGCGATAAATAACGCATATCAAGCTATTTTAAATAAAGTGCCCGGCGTAGATCGTTACTATAAAAAGCGAATAACAGGGAAAATTGATAACACTAAAACTGATTTGCTAATCACTCCAGTTATTGGAAGCTATGCCTGTTATGGTTCAAACATCCCCACTGTAGAAGTTCAAGAAATAGAAGTCCAAGTTTTTATTGGAAATGAAAATAAAACAGCTAATTTAGACACAATCAAAAACTCAATTGTGTCTTTTTTAGTGCCCAAATGGAGAGTGACATATGGACCTGATGAAGGTTTTGATCCAGAAACTGGAGAGAATATGCTCACCCTTCATTTTTTACGTAATTATGAAAGGAATTTAACCTAATGGAATTAAACGGTTTTGCAAGAGCATTAATTGCTCCTGAAGACGATAACGCAAAGTTAAAAACACTTGATGAATTTAAAAAGTATGGTCGATACAAGGCCCAAGGTATTTTTCAAGCTGATCTAAAAACTGCGAGAGGTACTACTCAAAGTAACATCACAGGTTTGAATCCAACTATTCAAAAAGTTTATGGTTCTAATACCACCGCTGAGAGTGAAGTTGGTGTGGAAAATATCTCATGTATCTTTGCAGCTAATGACATGCCTTTTGATATTGCTTCATTAATGCAAGGGATGGCTAGAGATGAAACCCATGGAGGATATAAGCGTGCTGATAAACGCTTATTCAGAGGAGCATATATTGCTATTTCTGAAAATCATGGCTTTCCAGTTTATTACGCTTTTCCTTATTGTACTTTTACCCCTGGTAGTGGTGTAAACATGCAAACTGATGCAGCAAGTCCTGTAACAGTTCACGATAGTTTTACTGTTACACCCCAAGCTCGTCCAACTGATAATTTGCTTTATCAAATTTTTGTTGGCGATCCTGATCGTGATCCAGCTTGGAAGAGCGAAGAAGCAATGTTGGCATATATAGTTGATGGCTTCCAGCAAACATCAACACCAAATCTAGCACCTTCTAAGTAGTGAAAGCAGGGTGGGAGAGGTAGGAACAAATGAAGCAGGTTCGAATCCTGCTTTTTTTATATGAAAGGAAAATAGACAATGACACAAATCACTGTAGAAGCCAAAGAGTTAGGCTTAAAACCCATTGAAGTAGATCATACTTTCGGAATGAAAAGAAAAGCCGGCCAGCTTAATCAAGATATTTCTGAAATTCAATTAGATGCACAAAAGAAATTCTCTAGTGCAGTTAGAGACATGAATATTCTACAAAAACTTGATAAATCTAAATCAGAAGATGAACGTACACTAGAACGGCTAGAAGATAAGTACGGAACAGGATTTGGTTCAACTGATCCTGATTATTGGGATATGAGAGTTGAAGCAGTTGCTTTAGCAATTTCACCGCAAGTAAACCAAGTTACTTTAACTTCTGAAACTGAACTTAAAATTACAGAAAAATACTTAGCTTTTATTGAAGATTTAGCTGGGATTAATACCAAAGCCAGAAAGCAAAAATTTGAAAATCAAGATTTAAATACCGATGACATTGCTGATGTTGCCAAACGTTTAGTTTTTGCAATTTTGGACATTAAAGAAGATTCGGAGGCTTCTGACTCTGACAAGAAAAGTCACTCTGTGGGAGATAAATAAATTCTGGTCAGAATTTGTCGAAGATATTGATTACACAGAACAAGACGCTATTGTTAATGGTCATGTTTCACCCAATGAAATAGAAGCATTTGATACTGACCGTTGGGCACAAATTATGGAAGCTCAAAGTCGTAAAGATCGCCCAGTAGATGCTAGTGAATGGGCATTAAGTCAATTAGCGCAAGGAAAAACTAGAAAGGAGGTTAAATAATGGCGGGAAAAATACCGGTTGGCGATTTTAATACACGAATTTCTCTTGATGGCGAACAGCCGATTCAAACCCTTAAATCTTTAAAAAGTGAGGTATCTTCTGCTACTAGTGCATGGAAAGCACAAGTTGCCGAACTAAAATCAGCTGGAGATCAACTGGGAGCTGCTAAAGCTAAATATGAAGGACTAGGCAATACTTTAAAAAAACAACAATCTTTATTAGAACGTAATAAGTCTGAATTAAATAGCTTAAAAGAAGCACAGGCTAAGGTTGATACAACCACAGAAAAAGGCCGTAATGAGTATGAAAGATACTCTAAAGAGATTGCTACAGCTGAAAGAAATATCGCCAATGCTACTACTAAAATTGCCAAATTAAGTCAGCAGCAAGAAAAGGCTCGTAACTCGCTTGATTACTACAAATCAGGATTAGCAAGCGCGCAAAGTGAGCTAAAGAAAATTACTGAATCAAGTAGTGCTTATGTTGGAAGACTTGAAGCAGAAGGTAAACATGAAGAAGCCAACAAAGCTAAGTTATCTGGATTGTCTCGTGAATACGACAAGTTAAATGAAGTCTACAAGATTCAGTCTAATGAGCTTGCAAAAATAGCTTCTGAAGCTGGTAAATCTAGTGAAGCATATAGACGCCAGAAAGTACGTGTAGATGAGACGGCTACGAGTTTAGCTAAGACTAAATCTGAAATGTCAGGCTTATCTTCAGAAATGAAGAAAGCTAATCCATCAATTTTTGATCGCATGAAAGCTAAGATTACTGGAGTTAACGGTGAAGCTAAGAAGACGCACAGTCTTTTTAAAACAATCTTTAGTGCCAGCTTTTTTAGTAATATGACCTCTAATGCCTTTAGTTCTGCAACTTCAGGCTTAAAGTCGATCATTACTTCTGGTATGCAATTAGATGGTGTAATTGGTAAAGTTCGAGCACAATGGGCAGGATTAGGTAAAAATAAAAATGATACTCAGATCTTAGTAGATCAAATGGGCTACTTGAAGTCTAATACTGCAATGACTGGGGACGAAGTTCATCAGCTACAGTTAAATATGAATCGTTTAACTAATGGTAATTTGTCACATACTTTAGCTCTGTCTAAAAGTATTGCAACCATTGGGGATGCGACTAAGATGACTTCTGGCGAAATGGTTGGGCTATCAAGTGCAATGGCTAGGGCTCTTAGTGGATCTAAAGTTTCAGCAATGCAATGGCAAAGAATGAGTAAACAAGCGCCGGGATTAGGTGCGGCTTTGTCTAAAGCGGCTGGAATGTCAGAAGAAGCATTTGGCAAGATGGTTACTTCTGGCAAAATGTCGACTAAACAATTTGAAGAATTAGTTGAAAAAGCTGGTCAAGATGGTGGTAAAGCCTTTGCTAACTTTAAGAAGACCCAAGGTGGTGCTGCAAAATCGATGCAGGACTCTTGGAATTCATTAAAAGCTAAAATGGCTCAGCCATTATTTGATGTGAAAACATCAGGAATGCAACAGTTAGCTGACTTAATGCAGTCAAAGCCAGTACAAGATGGTGCTGAAATGCTTGGTGTAGCAATTCAAAAAGTTGCTAAACTTGGAATGCAAGCATTAGACTACATTGCCAAGCATAAAGGCGATATTGTAGGTATTGGGTCTGATCTTATGTCCATTACCAAAGATATTGCAATAGATACTTGGAAGACTCTTTCTAAAATAATTGTTGATATTGCTGAAGCCTTTGGTTTAACTAGTAAGAATGCTTTAAAGTCGAAGGACCCTCTGAAACAATTAAGAGTAGTATTAGATAATTTAGCTAAAAATAAAGAAGCAATTCAATGGATTTCTAAAGCAATTATTGCTATTGCAGCAATTAGGACCTTAAAGCCAGTTGCAAATGGACTGTTTTCAATTGCTAGTGGGAGCGTTAAAGCATATAAAGGAGTTAAAGCTCTTCATGCAGGCTTTAAGGGCTTAGACACAATTAAGGAACTAAAAGGACCAGAAGGCGCACTTGCCAAGATAGGCTCGGGTGCTAAAACAGCATTTTCTAAAATTAGCTCTGGGTTTAAAACGATTGCAAGTGTTGCAAAATCCACAGCTTCAAAGATGTGGTCCTCGTTCAAAGATATTTTCGCCAAGATAGGCTCAGGCGCTAAAAATGCGTTATCTGGTAAGTCTTTTGGCGGTGCATTTCAATCTCTAAAATCTGCTGGTGGATTCAGTGGCTTGTCAACAGCTGGTAAAGTTGCTACTGGTGTAGCAGGTGTAGGTGTTGCTTTAGATGCTGGTTCATCTATCCTATCAGCATTCAAAGATAAGAAAGGATCATTGAAGCAGTACCAAGATGCAGGAAAAGGAATAGGTTCTGCAATTGGTGGCGGTATTGGTCTTTTCTTTGGTGGTCCTGCTGGTGCAGCAATCGGTTCACAAATTGGTAAGATTGCCGGTGGCTGGGGTGGTAAAGCAACCAAAGAGTTCCTTAATGGTTGGAAATCTAAAAAGCCACCTAAGAATTTCTGGTCTATCGAGAATTTAGGCTGGTCTACTAAGGACGCTTTAAGCAAAGCTGGAAAAGGTATAGATTCTTGGTGGAAAGGTATTCAGAAGTCTAACCAAAAGGCACAAAAAGAATGGCAAAAGGCTGATAAGCTCAGAGAGCAAAACCAAAAGAAACAGCAAAAGGCTTGGAATAATTACTGGAAGAAAGTTGGCAAAGGCTTTGAAAAATTTGGTAAGGATTCTAAGAAAAATCTAGATAAAACAGTTAAAGATTCTAAAAGTTTTGTTAAAAAACTTGGACCTAATATTCAAAAAGGCTATCAAACTTTTTTGAAGAATGGTCATAATTTCTTTAAGAAGTTTAATAAGAGTTTTGGTGATACATTTAAGAATTTATCTAAGAATAAATATGTCAAGGCTTTCCAAAAGGGTACGTTATTCAAGACAGCTTATAAGGACATCAATAAGCAAACCTCAAAATGGACTAAAGACTTTAAAAAGTCTTGGGACAAGCATTGGAAATCTACCAAGAAGGGTGTTCAGTCTTGGGCTAAAGATACCAAGAAAAATTATGATAATGGAGTTAAAGGATTAACTAAGTCCTTTAATGCTTATAAGAAGAAAGCCGAAAAATCATGGAGCTCTCACTGGAAAGGGCTCAATAAATCAGCTGATAGTACTTGGAAGAGTGTCAAAAAAGGTGCAGAATCTGGCACAAAAGATTTACTTGGTAATCTTAAAGGTTACGCTAGTGAAGCAGGGAAAAGATGGAAAGATCACCATAAAGCTGAACTAGATGTTTATAATGATTTTTCTAGAAACTTAAAGAAAAATCATGGAAACATGTTTGAAGCTCTAAAATCTACTTCAAGAGACAGTTTGAAAAAACTTGAAAAAGGCTTTTCGGATAAGTGGAATGATATAAGACGTAATACCAGTAACACTTGGAATGATATGAAATCTGATTCTTCTAAGTGGGGAAGAAACATGAATTCATGGTTCAGCAATTTTGGCAAAAATTGGCAAAGAGGCTGGAACAACTTATCTAAGGGAGTAAATAGTATCTTCTCAAACATGTGGAAGGCTATGCAGAAGCTAGGCAAAAATGCCATGAATGGTTTAATTGATATTGTTAACGGCGGTATTGGAGCTGTTAATGATGTCATTTGCTTCTTCGGTGGTGGTCACTCTACTGTTAAAAAGTTATCTCATTTTGCAACTGGTACTGGATATTTTAGTTCTCAAAGACGTGCGATTACTGAACCAACATTAGCAATGGTTAATGATGGTAACGATTCGCCAGAAACTGGCAATAAAGAAGCTCTTTACCGTCCGACAACTGGAGAATTTGGTATTTTCCAAGGTCGAAATACTACTACAATGCTTATGCCTGGTGATGAAATTCTTAATGCAACTGATACTAAGAACTTAATGAATGCTATGGGTATTGCTCGCTTTGCAAACGGTGGTATTAGTAGTTTCTTGGGCAATATTGGTAAGAACGTTGGCAACTTCTTTGGTGGTATTGGTTCATGGGCCAAGGACACTATGGAAGGCATGAAGAAGTTCTTTGAAAAGGCTAAAGAAATAATCTCGCACCCACAGAAAGCTTTAGATGGCATATTTAAATGGACTGGCGTTAAGGGTTTATCTCGCGGTGCATTCCATACCATGATTACTAAAGGCTTTGACAAAGGTAAGAAACAAGTAAGCGAGTTCTGGAAGACGCTTTGGAATATGGTGTCTAGTTCTCTTGATGGAGAAGCGGAAGGCGGTTTACTTGGAGCAGTTGAAAAATATGGTAAAGGCAAGCCTTATGTTTGGGGTGCTGAAGGTCCAGATGCATTTGACTGTTCGGGATTAGTTAAGTACGCCTTAGAGAAAGCCTTTGGTAAGAGTTTTCCTCACTATTCAGGAGGTCAATATTCTGCTTCACGTGCAGTTAAAGATCCGCAGATCGGGGACTTAGTATTCTTTGGACCAGGTGGACGAAACCACGTTGGTGTTTATGCTGGCAACGGTAAAGTGTGGTCAGCTATGAATCCAAGCTCTGGTATAGGTATGGCAAAGATATCAGACTTCCAGGAAGGAGCAGTAAGCTATCGCCGTATTCCTGGTTTAAAGAATGAGAGTGGAGATGGAGACGTCAAAGCAAACTCTGGTTTAGAGAAATTTATTAAAGGGTTGAAACCACTGAAAGGATTCTTTAGTTTCATTAGCAAGATTGGTGATTTGTTTGGTCTTGGTGGCGATGAGAAAGATCCGAATGGTACAGGGGCTGATCGTTGGGGCGAAGACATTAAAAAGGCTGCTGAAACAATGCATACCTCAGTTACTCCAACAGAAATCAGAAAGATTATTTCAATGATTGCTGGTGAATCTAGAGGCAATCCTAGCGCTGTACAGCCAGGAGCTGATCCAGATGGTGACGGTTCTGGTCCAGCTCGTGGATTATTGCAATATAAGACAAGAACTTTTAATGCATATAAAGTTAGAGGCCATGGAAATATTTATCATGGCTGGGATCAATTGCTTGCTTTATTCAATGATTCTAATTGGCGCAATGATATTCACTTTGGAGCAGGTTGGGGACCAACTGGTCATGCAAGATATGCAAATGGTGGAATTGCTAACCAACCTTCTATTTTTGGCGAAGCTGGACCAGAAATGGCTATTCCATTATCAGCAGTTAAATCTAGTCGTTCTTACGAATTGCTTGGCAAGACTGCTGCAATTGTTGCAGCTAGAGACAATATTCAACCAACTACTGTGAATACTGGAAGTTTAGGCGAAAAGCTTGATAAGATTATCGATTTACTTACTGCTATTCTTACAGCCCCCGCAACAGTTGAAACTAGCATAAATGTAGATAAACAAGCTTTAGGTAATTCAATTACCGAAGTTGTAAATGCAAGAATGCGATTGAATTCAATTAATAGAAAGAAGGGTATAAGTGTCATTAGGTAGATTAATTTATCATGGAACAGGTTCTGATTACTATGGTGCTATGGTAGTTTATCCATTAGTTCAAGCTACTACCAAACGGAATGTTTCACTTACGTCAGTTGTGGGAGTAAATGGTTCATATATCAATGATAATTTGAGCTATACAGACATAACCCAACAAATTACTTTTGTTGTTCAGCGCCCGACTTTCTATAAAGATTGGTTTACTTGGGGTATGGACTTCGGAGACTGGCTGACTTGTAAAGATAAATTTGTAAAGTATGAGCCATTTTACTTTGAACCGTTTAAAGGCTGGCACTGGGAAGCTTTTGTAAGTGAAAGCCCTGTTGTTACTCCAACTAATGAAACTTGGGCTAACGTTACTATGAGCTTAGCATGCAAACCTTTTTTAATTAATGATGAAGCTATTAATTATCAAAACGTACCAAGTAGTCCAGTTTATAATCCTACTAAATGGAATTCACTACCTATTTTTCATATCGTAGGTAATGGAGACTTTACTTTGACGATTAATGGTTTAGCTTATCAATTTAAAGATATAGATAATGAATTATTTATAGATAGTGAGAAATGTTTGGTTTACAAATCAATGACAGAGTTGCGAACTAGTAGAGCAATCTTGCCAAATCATGAGTACCCTGAATTAATACCCGGTAAAAATAGTATTTCACTATCAGGTAATTATTCTAAGTTTGAATATCAACCAAGATGGAGGCGAGCAATTGTATGATTCCTCGACTTTATGAAACATATATTTCTGACTTTAATACTGAAGGTCTGGGATCACTTAAGGATTTACTTACTATTTCAATTACTAAAAATAGAAATCAGATACCTACTTTAGCAATGACTTATCCGATTAATGCATCTTTAAGCAAATACATAACTGAGGGCATGGTAATTGTGGCTGATATGGGACTAGAAGATGATGAAAGAAATCAACAATTTAGAATTGTAGACGTATCTAAGAGTATGACTTCAATTTCAATTACTGCTAATCATGTCTGGTCTGATTTATCGAATATTCCTCTCAAAAAGGATATCAGTGAAGCACATGCTGGGCCGAATAGAGCATTTGATTTAATTAGCGATGCTTTGGCATGGCCTGTTTCAGGGTTAGGTTTTGCTAGTGATATTCCTACCGTTGCGAACTTAGGCTGGAACTTTAAAGAGTTAGGTAATGCTAATGCTGCTATTTTTGGAGCTGACCAAGCTGGGGATCAAACCACTAACACAATGGAAGCTTTATACAATGGAGAATTTAGGTTTAATAACTATTATCTAACAATGCTTCAGCACGCTGGAGAAGATAATGGAATAGTTATTAAATATGGTCGCAACATGCAATCTATCACTAGGGATGAAACTACTAGCGATACCTATAATGCGATTATGCCGTATGTTACTTATTCGCCAGAAGAAATGCCCCAGCCAGATGGAGAACCATTTGACGGACAAGCAACAGTTCAATATCTAGCTAATGGAAAAATCAGTCTGTTTAGTACACCATATAAAGGCCACACTCCAATCGGGACCATTAAAAATGGCGAATATTTAAAGTTTGTTGCTAAGACTAATAAGCAAACAGTAAATGATGATACTTGGTATAAGACAGATACAGGTGGCTGGGTTGATGAGCATTTAGTTACCTTTGATAAATCTGGAAACTATATCGTTAATAAGATTACAGCTCAAGGAACTTTAGAGGTTTCAGATGATATTACTGGCATTATTGTAAAAAACGATGGTGTGGGTACTATTGCTTATGCCGGCCCGGGACAAGTTCCACTCTATACATCGCCGTTTGGTGGTCATAAGAGCGGACAATACTTATCAAACGGAGCAAGCTATAAGATTTATTGGAAAGCAAAAGATATTAATGGAACCGTTTGGTACAACTTAGGAAATAGGGATACTCAATGGATTTCATCTCAGTATTTTGTTTTGTCAAAAACTGGAGACTATGCAACGCAAAAAGCATATGGTCGATTAAGTGTTAATGGCAATGTAACTGTTATGTCAGGGCCAGGAGGAACAGGAAGCGTAGTCAATTGGAATAATCGGGGGCAATATCCGATTTACGATATTTCAACTGATTCTGGCGGAATTAAGTGGTATCACATCGGGCAATCAGGTGGCAGAGAACTATGGGTTAAAGCTGGCGACACTGTAAGCTTTAAGGAACCAGGAACTGTCGAATATAAAGAAGATGATGCAGAAAAAGCTAATATTCAGCAAACTGCGCAAGTTCCTGTGTATCATGATCCCAACGGATTAACGCCAACTGGCAAGTATTACAGCTTAGGAAGCTTGTTAAGAATTACCGCTCAATCGAGCAGTCAAGGCAAAACGTATTATGAAGTTGGAGCAAATCAATGGATTAATGCCGATTTCTTTAGCTTTGCCCATGCGGAAGATGTTGCACCGGGTGAAGATAATTCAAGCGCTGAACCTGAAGTCAGCGAGCAAACATTAGAGCTAGATAGCACTGTGTTAATTTCTAAATTTGCAAGGGTTACCAATGCACCGCTAAGAGTTCAAGCCGTAGACTTATCTTCTTATGGAATAGGAAATGATAAGAACAAGTTGCTAGCAGTTGCTAAAGCTTATATGAAAGAATACAGGATCGGTTACCCAAATATTTCGCTTACTGTTTCATATGAGCAAATGCAAGGCGAGTATCAAAAATTAACTCAAGTTGACTTATATGATTATGTGAGTGTGTTATTCGATGAGGTAGAAATTTTTGAAAAAGCTCAATGCACTTCCATAACTTGGGATCCTGTTAGAGAAATTGCTACCAGCATTACAATAGGTCAGTTGCCTATTAGTTATGACCATGCTTTAAATAATTTTGTAACTAATATGGTTGCAAAAAATACAACTATGGCTACTAAACGCGCAACTCACTTGTTTGGGGAATTAAAGCAAGTTATGGAAGAAAATGATCAAGATCAAAAGGCTGGATTGCTTAAATTAACTAGGCAGCTTGGTATTGACGATCAAGCTTGGAGAGATAGCTATGACCGATTACAAAGTATGATTACTTCCATAAATACGACTGTACAAGACGTACACAACTGGATTGCCAGTGGTGGCGGGGGAGAAATTACCGCTTATCCTAACTGGCAAAAGCCAACTGAATTAAGAGCTTTAAGTAATGGTGGCGGATATCTCCGTTTTAATGCTGAAGGCTTAGAATACGTTGGACGCGATGGAGTTGCTAGAAGTGCCATAGACAGTCAAGGTCGGCTAATTGCTGAAAGAATTACTGGTGGTACGATCACAGGTGTTAAGCTTGAAGGTATCACAGTAGATGGGGATTCTTACATTCATTCAATTGGTGGCGATGGAAAAGTTGCAGTTATGTCGGGTGACCATGGCTTTTCTTACACAGCACCTGGCAAAGAAAAAGTTGCTCTTGATTGGGATCAAAACTGGGGAGTACTAAAAATTGGTAGTCAGTACCTGTATGCTTCCGATATAGCTTGGATTCGTCAGCAACGTGGTGGGCGAATCCATTAGATTGAGGTGAAATAATTGAATAATGATGCCGTTTTAACAAAAGCTCTAAATGAAATTGCACGTTTAGAGCTTTTAAATTTCAGAAAAGATGTTGTGATTGAAGAATTGCAAAATGAGATTAGAATGCGTGACCAATTGAAAGGAGGCGAACAGAATGCTCCAAGCAGTGACGTTAAACACGAACAAACGAACGACAGCTCTCAGTCGCGTGGAGTTAAGAGATAGCGATAAGGGAGAAATCCTAGAATCGTTTATTCTCAATCCTGATGGAACACCTTATGATTTGAATGGTAAATCTTTGGTTTTCAATGAAAATAAAGATGGCGATAAGTTCGTATCAGATTCTAATGTTCAAATTGTAGATGCAAGAATTGGTCATATCACTTATCAAGTCCATGACCAAGTTCATTCAGCTAGAGGTACAGCTTGGTTTGACATTATTGATAAAGCAAACGGAGCAAAAATTGATTCTACTACTGACTTCTACATTGAAGTGAGAGATGGATTAAAGTGTACGGTTTATAACACTACTTACATTTCTGATCTTGAAAAATTAAAGCAACAAATGGAAGCCTTGATTAGGCAAGCTGATGGCGAACTTAAAGCTGAGCTTCAAAAAGCGGAACAGCAATTAAATCAAGAATTGCAGAACTTCCGCAATCAATACAACTCTTTAAGCAATGACTTTCAGAACCAGTTTAAGGCTGCACAAAACGCTCGTCAGCAAGATTACACAAATCAAAAGAATGCTATTAACCTGGACTGGACGAATAACAAGAACCAGATATGGGGTCAGTGGAACGGTGATAAAGCTAACATTGATAAACAAGCCCAAGACACTATCCAAGCAATCAAAGACAATGCGAAGCAAGTGCTTGATAAAGACCAAGCTGATTGGAATGCTAAACAACATTCTTGGGATGACACTTTTGGCCGTATTGTTAAAGAATGGCAAGTTAAAACAAATAGTTTAAACAGTACTGTTCAAGATTTGACCACTAAGTTTGGCAATATCATCAATGAATTAACTGATTTGATGAATAACAAATTGCCTAATATGGATGCTAAAACTGATGCAGTTCAAGCAAAAGTAAACGAGCTCAGAGCTAGTCTTGGTCAGATTGATTGGACTAGTTTTGCTAAAGATTTAGAACTAAAAAAATGGATATTTAATTCTGAGCCAGGTTGGATCCAGCTTAAATCTAATATGACTCAGTGGGGGAGTAGTAACGAAATGATCGCTGCTGCTAGAATATCTTATGATGATGTTAGTCGAATGAATATTTATGACTATACTGGTGTTGCTGGTATTGAAAGATCAATGCTAGAAGTTAGCGACTTGACACCTAATACCTTGTATAGATTGTTCTTTGAATGGGAAAATTCAAAGCAATTAACTAAGATAGCTGATAATGATTATAAGTTTAGAGTGTCAGTTTATGATAAAAATAATACTGATAATATTTTGGCTTATCAAGATTTGCCAGCTGATCCAGTCAATAAAGAATTGTTTTGCCTTACTTTTGATACTAATAATGTCACTGACGTGTTCATTGAACTAAACACTGGCGGGTTAAATGATGGCATCCACTTTACTTGGAAGATTGGTAATTGGCTTTTAAAACCCATTCAAGAGCATGTACCAATAGTAGCCATAAAAAATAATACTGATCTCAATACCATAAAGACTCCAGGAATGTACCATGCTAGGGGAACTGATGGGATAGCTAATTCTCCAATACCAGCATGGTTTGATATAATGGTAAACTCAGATGGCATGCAAAATGGAACACAAATGCTGCATGCTAAAAAGGAAAATCAGGTATATGTTCGTAGCTGGTACAATGGCAATACCTTTACTGACTGGCAACGAATCACAAATGCTGGCGATTTAGCTACTAAATTATCATTATCTGGCGGTAGTATGCAGAAAGGTAGTTGGATCAACTGGGATGCGCAAAGTCCCAATAATGCCAATGAAGGCAATATTGGTGGGATTCAATGGAATGGCGCTTCTGATAGTATTAAGATTTTTGGTGATAACAATGGTAGTGATAACTTAGATTTAGCTATTCAATTGGGCAATGATGATTCTAATCACATTTCTTTTAGACGTGCTGATGGTGACGAAGTAGCCGCAATTGGTATGGATGGATACTATACAGGATCAGTAGGTTGGAATAATATTAGAAGCAAGCCCGATGTAGCACAAAAAAGCGACTTAAAGCTTACAGTAGTAAGAGATTATAATGTGGCTGCTAAGCGAGAAACACAACATGCTGTTGAAAATTTAAATTCGCAATGGGTAGTAGATCAAGCAGCTCTTGCTCCTTTTGCAGAAGCAATTAACTCGCTTAAAGGACAAGGTTCTTATCGCCACGATGAAGTTGTAGACGTTAACACTTTTACAGGAATTGCTAATCAAGTAACTACGTACATTTTGACAAACAGCAATAATAAAAATGCACCGCACAGTATGATTGATGGCAGTCAAAGTGACAATCGAGGTACATTAGTCGTCTTTAATTACGATGGGAATGCTAAAACACAGCTTTGGATTCCAGTTGGTAGTTCCGGAAAAAGAATGGGATTCGCATGGCGGTATTGGGAAGGTAATAACGTTCCAGGCTGGAATGTATTCTACGATGCTATTACATCCGTTAGAAGCAGTGTTGATGCACTAAGACAAGATGTAACAGCTAACAATGTAAATCTAACCCAATTTCAAAAGCGTGTTGATCCAAACAGCCCACAAAGCACCTTTACTAATATGACAGTTGATTGCAATCAACTAAATCGAACTGGCTACTATCACTTAATTAATTGCTATGTAAACAATGGGCCTTATAAGACACATGGTCAGCACTATATTTATGTCAAAACGGAAGTTTTGGATGAACATACAACTTTCCAAACTGTGTATGAAGGTGATAACCTGTATGGGCGTAAGATGTACAACGGTAAGGGCCCATGGCATAAGTACACTAATACACCAATTTAATATTTTTAATCCTTAACCAAATGGTTAGGGATTTTTTTATGGAGGAATTTAACTATGACAGAAGAAACTGCAAATGCACAAAACGTAACAGAAAATGTTCAACCAGTTACTACACCAGCAACTAATACAGAAAAAACATCAGCTGTAACAATGAAGACTTATTATTGGTCAAACGATGATGTGCCTTTTAGGGTAATTACATCAACTGATGAAATTACCGCTAATCAATATCCTTTAGTAGTAACTCCACCTGATCCAAACTTGAAGTCTCCAAAATATGATTGGATGAAAGGCGAATGGTACGACATCAGCGAAGAATCTTACGGACAACGTTTGACAGCAGTTACCAAAAGCTTGAAGACCCTTGAGGGAAGCATTACTAGCCTGCAAGAAGTCCACAAGGACACTGTGCAAAGTGCGGAAGCCAGCGATAAGGTTATGGATCAACTGCAAGCGACTGTACAACAAACTAACAGAATGGTTGCTAGTTTAAGTGCAATGATGGTCGCATTGGGTAAAAGTTCCCAATCTAGTAATAATGAAGTAGCACAATAGGAGGTATTAACAATGGATTTTCAAGCGATGATCGCAGAAGTTCAAAGAGAATTAATTGAATCATGGAAGAACCAATATAACTGGGGTTGGTTTGGTAAAAAAGAAGAAGCTAACCAGACATTTCGTGGCTATGTTCAAGAAGGTATTCTTAGTAAAGAGGGCTACAAAGAAATTACAGGTGAAGACTATGTTCAAGTTGAAACAGTGTCTGCTCAACCTCAAGCTTAATAATCTTCAAGTAATTGTTGCACTAGCTATGATGGCAATTGGAGGTTCGCTCTGGTATGATCGCCATTACTTTTTTTGGCCGCCTAATTTGCAGAGTGCGCTTAATGACTGGCGAATAGATATTTTTATTTTGCTAGTTGGTATACTGCTTTTGAGTGTTACTGCTTTTAAACCTGAGGACACATTATTAATCCGCACGCTCTTAGTAGTATGTGGAGGTATTGTACTAGGGTTAGCTGGCTTGCAATTAGGACACATTATTTTTACATCTGAATTTAGAATGGGACACACCGTCATTGGCGATGTAGTCCTTTTTTTATTGATCCTGCATGTAGCTCACGACCAGTAGGAGGTGTTTCGCTTGCATATAGACTTAATTATCGGTGCTCTTGGAACCTTTTTAGGAGTGCTAATAACTGCTTATAACGCATATTACAAAAACAAGCGAGATACTTTCCAAGATATTGTCGAAGAATTAAAAAGCGAACGTGACGATTACAAGAAACAGGTTAAGCATCTACAAGAAGAGAATGAAAAATTGAGAGAGGAATTACGAAAATGAGATTAGATATTAATTTAATTTGGGCTATTGTTGTCATATTAGTAGCTGGAATGGCTACTGCTTATAGCTTAAATAAACAAAAGCTAGAAAAATTAAAGCTTACTCATCCTAAGCTTGCAACGGTTTTAGAAACAACGGGCGAATTAGCCTTAAAGGCTACTACTTATCAAGCATCCCTTGATGATAAAGAAGGCTCAAAGAAACTTTATGATGCAACGGATGAGGTTTTCTATCAATTACAAAAATTGTATCCAAATCTTCCAATTGACAGAGCAACAGTAAGAAATATTGTTCAACATGAATATGAAAAAATGTTAGCTGATTCAAAGAAAGAGGCTTAAAAATGACGCAAGCAATTGAAAATCGTTCATATGGTATAGACGAGGCAAGTTATCAAAGTGAAAATATTGCTAGCTATCCTGGTGCTAAGTTTGACATTGTAAAGACTACTGAAGGGTTGAGTTACCAAAACCCTAAAGCTATAAGTCAAGTAACTACTGCTAAACAAGCCGGTATTGCAGTGGGTGGATACCACTATGCACATTTTAGTGGCAACGTAAATCAAGCGATTCAAGAAGGTGACTTTGCAGTACAAGTTGCAAAGAATGTGGGTATCCCACTAGGTTCGCTTTTTGCAGCAGACTGGGAAACAGGAAGCGGTAATGTTACTAATGGCAAAGTGGAAGATAACACAAACGCGATCTTAGCCTTTATGGACGTAGTAGCTAAAGCAGGGTATAAGCCTTTCTTATATTCTGGTAAAGCGCTGCTTGAAAATAATGTCGATACTAAGCAAATTACCGATAAATATGGCGATTGCTTGTGGGTAGCCTACTATAAAGTTGAAGGCAAACAAGACACCGCAGACTTTAATTGGTTTCCTACAATGGATCATGTAGCTATTTGGCAGTTTGCAGATAACTGGAAGGGGATGGGCATTGACGGTAATATTGCCGTTAAGAAGTTGACGTTCGGTAGTGAAACACCACAAGTTACAGTTAAACCTATTAAAACTCCCACAGAGCCTAAGACTTGGACTGACGTTCAAGGTATGACCTGGCATGAAGAACATGGTACATTTATCACTGGTGGTGCAATTAATTTGCGCTGGGGTGCAAATACGCAAAGTACGCTAATAGCCACTTTACCAGCGGGCTCAGAAGTTAAATATAATGCTTGGGCTAGGGATACAGTAGGTCGTGTATGGTTACAACAACCACGTTCAAACGGTCATGATGGATACTTAGTTGGCCGTGTTGGTACAGAAGCATGGGGAACATTTAAATAATTTGATATAATAGGACTGACCAAAGCTAAGGAACTCTAAGTGAGCTTAGCTTATGTAACCTAGTTTAGTAGGACTGACTAGGTGCATTCTCAATCCTACAATCGAAAAAGCCACTCTGGAGTTAATTCTCTGGAGTGGCTTTTTTTGTGTTATTTTTTGATTTTTATTGACAATGTACGACAAAGCGTGTATTATAATAATTGAAAGGAGGGAAACGATACAGGATAGAAAGGAGTAATTGAAATGAAGAAAAAAAGACATAAGAAAAAACCAAGAATAAAGATGCACTTCAAAATCAATCTTTGGTTCTTGGTTTACGAAATTTCCATTGAATGGAACTAATAATTGAAGAGAGAGGGAACGGAACTCCCTTCCTTTTCTATATCTTCATTTTACTAAGCAAAAAGGAATTTTACAAATGAAAAATATAAAAATTCAAAAGAAATATAATAATAAGGAAATGAAATTTGAATTTTATCCAAAAAGATTTTTAATTGCTTTAGGAGCAATAGTAATTTTACTCGTTCTCTGGAAGGTGGTATTTTAAATGGCTAAAATTACAGAAGCAAGAGCAAAAGCTAATAAAAGATGGGACAAGAAAAATAAAGCTCGAAAATTATATATCAATAAGCGGTCGACTTGTAAAAGCTTCATATTGAATCTAGCAACCGAAGAAGACTTAGCTAATATTGAAGAATATATAGCAGAAAGAAGAGAGCAATTAGGCATCTAAAAAGGGACAAAAAAGGGACAAATAATTGGCAAATAGTGAAATTTTATGAAAATTAGTGGTAACTAATTAGTGCTTTGAAACATTGATAAAACAATGATTTTCCTTAGATGCCAACAATGGAACACATTTATGTTATTTACAGTCTTGTTAAGTACCACGGTGCTTAAGAGCTAAGAAGGCCAATTAAGGCCTTTTTATTTTGCTCAATTTTAATCGGTTTTGTATTAATTTAATAAAAAGCGCATAATAGTTAATGTTTGTTTGAAAGAGGGAGTGTTTTAGTTTTTT